TATCATTGACGTTACTACCATACAAGATAACAATAATACTGTTTCGACTGCTACCGGACTAGCAGCGGCGGATGTCAAAGATGCGTTCATTCTTGACAACGGACAAAGAGATAACTATTATGATTATGGTAGACTATACCTCAAACCAGATCTTGGGGTAGATGGAATTACAGGAAGTATTAACCTTACAATAACGTATGATCATTTCACCCATGCTGCTGGTGAAGGTCCATTTGTAGTAGACTCATACACTCACGCTACTTCTGGGTTTACTTTCGACAACATTCCAATATACACAAGTCCAAAAACTGGAAAGAGTTATTCTCTTAGAAACAGCATTGACTTCAGAGGAACAAAGCAAACCGATAATACAATTAAACCTGATGGATTGAGCATCAAGAGTTCCTCTGACTTCAGAGCAGACTACGCACATCACCTTTCCAGAATTGATAAAGTTATTCTTACCAAGGAAAGAAAGTTTGATGTTATTAAGGGTATCCCTGCTCTAAATCCAACGACTCCACCGGATCGTGCAGATGCAATGACTCTATATGTTCTGACTGTTCCTGCATACACATACAACATTGATGACATCAATACCAAGTATGTTGAGAACAAACGATACACCATGAGAGATATTGGTGCTATTGAAAAGAGAGTAGAAACTCTAGAGTATTATACAAGTTTGTCCTTGCTCGAACAGCAGACAGAAAACAGGTCTTTTGTTGATGCATCAGGAGATGACATCTTCAAGAATGGAATCTTGGTAGACGCATTCAGAGGACACTCTGTTGGTGATGTACTCAACCCAGACTATGCATGTTCAATTGACTTTGAGAACGGACACCTAAGACCTCCATTCACCGCTAAGGGTGTGGAATTAGAAAACCATTCTAATTCTGGAATCACAATCTCCCCTGACGGAATTGCAACTCTAAATTATACGATAAACCCACAGTTTATCTGGCAACCATTTGCTAGTAGTTGGGTGAAAGCAAACCCATTCAATGTTCCAAACTTCATGGGTACTCTTGAATTCAATGATCCGTTTGATAATTGGTGGGATGAGAACTATAAACCGACAGTCAAGATCAACAGTCAAGGCGAAAATGATCGATGGAAGGTGAAAAACGAAAACACCTCCTATGGTTTTGGTACTCAATGGAACGATTGGGAAGTAATCTGGTCGGGAAGAAATATCACAGAGAGTGATCTCTACAGTGATCGTGGTAGAGACTTCCTTGGTAATATTACAACCACCGATCTTACCAAGAATGTAGAACAGAGAACATCAATTGCAAATGATGCAGCGATTCGTTCTACAGAAACAATCAAGACGAACCAAGGACGAACTGGTATTCGTATTCGTAAACTACCAGAAAGACTTGAAAAACTGGTAAACGATAGAATTGTAGATGCAAGTGTTGTTCCTTACATGAGATCCAAGACAGTAACATTCAATGCACATGGATTAAAACCCAACACAACATTCTACCCATTCTTTGACGGAGATCCCGTATCTTCACATTGCGGGCCTGCTGGTGGTGTTTCTGGTGGTGCAATTGTATCGGGACCAAGTGGTGATATTGAAGGAGCATTCTTCTCTATCCCAGTCGGTAAGTATAAGTCTGGAGATAAACTTTTCAGGATTACCGATGATTCAGCAAATAATTTATCTCTTACAACAACGGCTGCCGATGGTATATATTACTCCGGTGGTGTGGTTGATCAACGAGATGGTACTATAGTATCAACAAGACCTATCGTGTCCAGAAGACAGGTAGTCAATGATGATTCTATTGTACGGGATGCTTTCGATAGAGATGTGTATATTAGCACATACGAAAATAATCTATGGATTGATCCTTTAGCACAAACATTTACTGTCAATGTAAATGACTTTGAAGATGGTATATTCCTCCATAGTGTCGATCTTTTCCTTCAACGAAGATCCGAAAATGTTCCAATTACACTAGAGATTAGACCTACCATTAATGGATATCCACATCTATCTAAGGTTCTTCCTCTGTCTAGTGTTTCTCTAATTCCACTCGCAAGTGAAATCAGAGAAGATTTCCCCGAAGCAGACACATACACCAGATTCAAGTTTAGTAGTCCATTATATCTTACTCCCGGCGAATATTCAATATGCGTTCGAACAAGCAGTCAAGACTATAACCTGTATAGAGCAACAAATGGAGCAAACGATTTAAATAGTGGTGGTTATATATCAGAACAACCCCATGATGGTTCGTTGTTTGTTCCTCAGAATAGTGGGATTGCAAACGTCAACCAATCAGAAAGTTTGATGTATAGAATCAACACATGTCTCTTTGATGCTTCTGGTAGTATTGAGACTAGAATATCATCCACTGAGTTTACAAATGAAAGTATGGCGAATACAGTCGTAGACACATTCAAGATTGTGTCTGGTGAACATTCTCCGAGAAATACCACTCTATCAACCAAAACAAATCTTGGAACTGTTCTATCAAATACAGATGTTATCCCCAACGAAAACATCTACTTAGAATCACCAGCAACACTAAATGCAACCACAGATTTGTCTATCACTTCTTCGTTGTCAACGACTAATGATGATGTTTCTCCTGTCATAGATTTGAAGAGAATGGACATTGTAACAGTAAGCAACAACGTAAACAACAGCACAGACACTGCAACAAACGGCGAGTTAAGTGCTAATGCAAATTCATCAAACAGTTCTCTATATGGATCGGGTACAGACAATCCAAATAAGACTGCGGGATCTGCTGCACGGTATGTTACTAGAAGAGTAACACTTGCGGATGGATTTGAATCTGTGAACTTTAAGGTTCTTATGTCTGTGAACAAACCCTCAGAAGGAACCGTTCAGGTATTCGTCAAACCCCTGTCAACAGAAGACGATACACCATTCGAAGATGTGCCATTCATACAGATGACAGCAGACTCTACAATTCCTACCTCTGGTAACGAGTATGATTTTTCTGAAATTGTATTCTCGTTGGGTTCTAACTTCGATAGACCAATTAAAACATTCGCTGTCAAAGTTTGTCTGTACAGTTCTTCAACAACCAAAGTTCCTCTAGTCAAAGACTTCAGAGCAATTGCATTGCAGGCATAATACTATGAATGATATTTTTAAAATAGAAGAAAGAGATGATGTGATTCGGGATGCTAACTCAAAAGCAATACTGAAAACAAATTTAACCGAAAAAGAATCATGGTTAAAGAAAAAAGAACGTGATAATAAAATAATTCGCAACGAAAATGAAATAAATAAAGTAAAAGAAGAAATAACTGAGGTTAGAAACATCTTGAATGAAATAAAAGATATCTTAAGGAAGACTAACTAATGGGCGTTGAAAACAAAGATTACAACATACCAAATCTAGTTCTTGGAGATACATTCTTCGAGTGGATGAATGTTACCAACAATTCTATTATCACCAAACTAAACAGCATTGGTACTTATAATGCTACTGGTGGAGATGGTATAGTAGTAACCACATCTTCCGCAGGTTTATCTGAAATTGAACTCGCAGACACTATTCCAAACGGTGTTACCTTTTCTGGTAATGTCATCTTTAATGGATCTGTTACTACAATAAACTCAACAGAATTAACTGTTGACGATTTCAATCTTGTTCTTGGTGCTACTGGTTCTGGTAAATCAGATGCATACATTGGTGCAAGTGGTGGTGGCGGTATAATGCTCATAAGAAGTGCAGGAGATACTGCATCTTTCTTGTGGAAGGGAATGACAACCGGAAGCGGAAGTTTAACCTTCAACTCTTTAGGTGTTGGATGCTCTGGTTCATGGACTTGCTCCGACTATATCAACTTAACTGGCGGTGTTGGACTTAAATCTAACGACAGCGTTCTTCGATTCAAGTCGGGTGTAAATGCAACTGGTGCTGGTGTCATGGTTAAGAGTATCGGTACTGCTGGTGGTCCTCACATGGCAGGAGACGTTGTATACGAATCAGAATCTATGCAACTCTCTCATATGGGAACCGGAAGTGTTTCGCATACTGGTGGTATATTCCTAGACTCTGATGGTATGGTAAGAATTTATGACGGAGTAAACAAGAAGAGATTTGTACACACAAGTCACGGGTTTACTTTTGGTCAAGCAGTGAGACTTAATGGTACGGCATGTCAACTCGCTCATGCAAACACGGAAGCAGATGCAGAAGTTCTCGGTATAGTTTCCGAAGTCCTAAGTGCAAATGAGTTTGTAGTTACCATGCAAGGCGAAGTTCACGGCGACTTTGGTGTTGCATTCGGATCGGCCGGTGTTACCATGCTTCCAGGCACCATATACTTCTTGGGGGGAACAGCAGGAAATAGTGGTGAAATATCAACAAGTGAAATTACAACTGCTGGTAAGATTAGAAAACCACTAATGCTTGGTTTAGGAGCAACATCTGGAATTGTTCTACAATACGTTGGAGCAAAGATCGCTCCAGAAGTAGACACTGTGGCGCCCGTGATGAGAAGATTATCATTCAACACTTCTGGTGTAAAACAATCAGGATCAAGTAGCATTACTTGTGCAAAAATTTCAACAGGTAAATATTCAGTAACTCATGGTTTCGGAAGTGCAAACTATTCAATCACCGTTGCAGGAAACACAACAGGTGCAGTAATTGGCGCTCTCTTCGACAAACAATCAAATGGTTGCACAGTTGCAATGTGGACTTCAGCAACTGGTGGTTTAGTTGATTGTGCCGCGGAACTAATACTAGCAAAGGACGTATAGTAATATGGCTCAAAGTGCAACACAATTAACAGGTGCGGGTCCCAGAAACGCATTTATAATGACTGGTAGAACAGACAACGATGCATGTACCGTTGATCAGGTTCTTGGTGTGAATATTTCGGCGGCAAGAACGGCTACTGGTAAATATACAGTAACACATAACATGGGTAAGACTGGATATTGTGCAGTATTTACCGCAGAAGATAATGGTGCAGATGGTATACCTCTATGCATAAGAATGTTCGGAAGATCTGGAAATACATGTGATCTTAGAATAGAAGACGATGCGGGTTCCCTCACTGATCCAGACTTTGTACACGGTGTCTTTTACGACTGATTGGAAAAATAAATGGCAAACTCAGCATTCACACTCACAAGTTCGGTCGGTACAGATGGTAAATCTATGCGGGCCACAAAATTTCAAACTACCCACGGATTCTCTGCCGGTAGTGTTGTTCGATTCATACAACAAGCGGATGGTGTCACCGGACATTTTGCTCTTGCACAAGCAGACGGTGGTGTCACTGCTGAGGCCGTGGGTATTGTAGAAAGCGTCGATGCTGCCGGGAATGAATTTACGATAGTCTATGGTGGAGAGGTCAACACCGCAAACTTCATCTCTGTAAACTCAACTCTAGGTGTGACTGGTTCAGACGTTTGGTTCCTAGATCCGGATGTTCTTGGTGGACTCACCGACACTGCACCAACAAATAGTGGCGACATTATCAAACCAATTCTTACATTGGTTAGTGGTTCTCAAGACGACAGAGGACTTGTTACCAACTACATCGGTACACACATTGGTGGCGAAAACACCGTAAGTCTAGACTCTGTTCATCCAGTCGGTGAAATTATTGCGTTCGCAGGAAACACATCTGATGTTCCTGCTGGTTGGCAACTCTGTGACGGTAGTACACTCGAAGTAAGTGGTGACTATGCAGACTACTATTCTAGAGTTGGAACTAAATATGGCTACCAGATCGAACTTGAAATTGTAGACAGAGGACACAGTGGTTTTGGTGGTAAGACTGCAAGTCAAGAAATCTCATCCACTGTAATACCTTCATACATCATGGATGGTTCGTATGCTCCGTCTGCGGGAACAACAGGAACAATTCTTGTCGATCCCGATGTACTCATTGGTATTACTGGTGGTGAAACAGTCGGGGACAATACTGGTTATCCTTCCGGATTAATCTATGCTAACTCAACTTTCGTCACCGCATCACATGCCACTGCGGATGGTATTACTTATACCGTAAACAGTGCAACCGTGAAGTATGTCAAGACTCCTGATATGAGATCAAGGACATTTATTGGTGCAACCTCAGACTTCTTCGGAACAACAGGTGGTAGACGTTCTACTGGTATGGATGGATTTACTGCTGGACAAATCGGTGGTGCAGAAGATGCAGTCACTACAGAGAGTTCAGACAGCGGAAGTGGTTTGCATGTTTATACTGCACAGGCAGCAGGACAAGCATCTCTTCGTCAACCATTCATGGCAGCACACTTCATCATTCGAACAACCAGCACTGCTAAAGCAGCACTTGTCGATGGATTGAATGTTGCTCTTTCAGATGCAGGACTTACCGATCACGAAACAACAAACGTAAATGATGGTGACTTTACTGTCTACGACGGAACCGATAGCAAGTTTAAAGAACTTAAAATTCTCGATTCGTATCCAGACGACCCAACATCATTCGAAGAACAATTTCGAATTAATTCGTCGAATGGTTACATCTCTGTAGGACATAATGGCGGAGACTATCCTCTTCATGTTAAGAACGCTGCGAATGCAGAAATCCGAGTCGAGGACACAACAAACAGTCGTCATTTGAGAATGTATGTAGATAACAGTAAGGCAGATATTAGACCAGGTAGTGGTTGTGATCTTCACATATCTGGACAGTCTGCGACTGGCATTATAGATTCAACCACCTCTACAAGATTGCTCAAAGATGATGTTACTATGGATGGTGATCTTGGTGTGACTGGTGGTATTGAAGCCAGACAAGGAGATATTGTAGCAAAAGCAGGACAAATTTATTCTAAGGTTGTTAACTATACCGTATCATCATCCTTTACTCATAACGGAGGCGATGGAAACCTGTCATATGTTACAGTTAGTGGTAACTCTTGTACAATAAATACCGTCACTAATGATCAACCAGGCGCAATGTATACATTTGTATTGAATAAGTCCGGTTCTTCTAACTGCACTTTAAATATAAATAGTAATTTCAAATTCGCAAACGGAATTAAACCCAATATAATAAGAGGAAACTCTAATGTAGTAATATCTGCACTATGTGTTGCTGCTAATGAATTTCTTTGTACTTGGGCAGAGGACTACTCATAAATGATTGGTGGACTCGGAACACATGTAAAATCACCCTTCGGTTGGAAGTGTGATTCTGGAACAGGCGAACCTGAAGTTTACTACTGGCAGGGAACTGTTAGGTATTACGATCCGTCTTATGATTATGATTCCAGCACGGAACAATACACATTAAGATATGATATTTCTGTAGATTCAACCAAAAGCAATAAACTATATAAGTTAACTTTTGATCATGCAAATAGAAAGGTAAGCAGAACCTTAGTTTGGGATGGTAAGGATACTTTTATATCAAACAATTCTAACTATAGCAAAACATTTGGTAATCTAGAATTCATCTCAAGAGACACATTTGTCATTACAGAAGAATATAGTCCAGCAGATCCAAACGGACAAGTTAACGACACATACAGAAAAGCCATAATGTGGGGCAACAAGATTGAAGATGATGGAACTGTTACACCAAAGGTGTGGAGTAGAGTTGTTCTGGAGGATTGGGTTAATGAAGGAGCAACAGATGCAGAAAATCAATTTGATTATCCCGGATCAATATTAGGAGTTTCTAGTATCCCTCCAACCGGAACTCTATATGATTTTCGCAGCAAATGGAAAAACATCATAGTTCTAACTTCACCGGGAAACTTTGGTCTTCCTTGGTATACTGATATTAATCAAGCCCACAGCAGATATTTTCTAAGGCTAGATACCGACGACGAAGATATCACCAACCCAGACTATCTTGCAAACTCTGGTGCGTGGAACGGCGTTCGAGCGCCTGGATCACCCGGTGATTGGTTATTTGAAAACCAGATTGGTAATTTTTCTATAAGTGGTCATGGTGCAGATGAAGGATATATGACAATAGCATCCGATCAATCTGTTTTATATGGTACTGTTCAGGGATATAAGGATAACAGTAGTGAACAATGCTACGAACAGGGAAAAAACACTGGTTATTGGTCTCAGAATGCAGGTGCTACAGGATTATATTGGAATCGGTGTCGAGGATCCTTTAGTGACGGCATAAACACAACCAATGACTTTACAGTCGATAGAGTATATTTTCATGATGTTGGTTTAGTGACAGGATTGCAGTTTCCAATAGAAGAGTTAGAACCAGACAATGCAGGCAACCATGTCATGTGTAAACTTGATGCGGGATATACCTATGATTTTCAAAATGGTATTAGTTGGGTATACAATGTGTCCCAAGGAACAAACTACGGAACAAATGGTAACGGTGATGGAACACCGGAAGCGTCCGGTGGTGATTATTTTTACTATTGGAACAACAAAACATTCGCTGATGGTGCCTGTACAGACTGGTTTGGAGAAACAAAGTGGGGACAGGAACACGGAGATGATGTCGTATTAATGCATGTTCCTAGAAATGGCAGAGAAATGACATTTGCTGCAACTGATAACTGGTCTCCTGAATTAGCAACAAACCGAGAAGGCATTCTTGTAATAAAAAGAGATACATCAAGCAACAATTTGGTTCTCCTCGACAATGATAATTTCTCTAGAGGTAACGATGAGACATACACAGACACCAACGGATACAGAAAAGTTGCATATGCTTTTGATTCTTCATGGGGAACCATATACAACTCTCCTTGCTGCGAAGACTCGAGTGGAGTCTGTCAGACTCTACCCCCCGATGGTGGTTTAAATCAATCAGATTGCGAAAATGGTCCTACTTTTGTATGGACTAACCCGAGCGGACCTTTTGTTAATGGATCGTATGATTGGGCAAACTGGTCAGCATCTTCAGTAGCAGAAGCAAACTCTGGTGATGCAAACGGAAATATCCCCACGTTCATTGGATCAAATCAACCTTGGGGGCCTCAACCGTTTTATTCACCATACTCTGGTGGTTTGTCATTTAGACCTAATTGGGTATTATGAATTATATTTTTCATAAAAAAGATACCGTAGAGATAAACAATTTAAAATTTAATGAAAAAGTTCTGAAGTTGTTTGATCCAGAATTCGAATCCCCACCAGATGGATGGGTTCGTTGCTACTTCCAAGGAAGAAAACATTGCATATCAAACGGAAGAAACCAAGTGGGTTGTGATTTTCCTTGGAATCAAGGTGACAATTATATCAATTCTATACCAGAATTAAAACTAATAGAAAAACAAATCATGCTAGATAACGAATCTAGTACATGATCTGAAGCCTTAGTTACATACATATAAAGGAAAAGGAGCGTCAAAATGGCTAAACCATCTTCAAGATCAACACTAAAAGAATACGCTTTAAGACGACTTGGTGCGCCGGTAATTGAAATAAATGTAGATGATGCTCAACTGGAAGACCGAATCGACGATGCACTTCAATTTTTTGCAGAGTATCACTTCGACGGTGTAGAAAAAACATATCTTAAACATGAGGTTACGCAAACTGACATTGACAATGAATATTTCACAGTAGATGACAGCATCATATCTGTAACAAAATTATTCCAGTTCAGTGAAGGAACTACAAACCTCTTCGATGTTAGATATCAAATGGCATTAAATGACTTCTATGGACTCAGGAATCCAAATCAGTCTATGATGCAGTACGATATCACAAAACGACACCTATCTTTGATCCAAGACATTTTGTCCCCAGAAAAGTCTATTCGGTTTAGTAGAGTAACCAACCAAGTAAAGGTGGACATGGACTGGAGTGAAGAAGTAGTTGTTGGTGATTTCTTGGTAGCAGAAGCATATGCTGTACTTAATCCAGAAACATACCCAGAAATTTACAACGACAGACTTCTCAAAAGATACATCACCGAACTATTCAGAAGACAGTGGGGTTCGAACCTTTCCAAGTTTGAAGGAATTCAACTTCCCGGTGGAGTTACATTCAACGGAAGAGAAATTATGGAACGGGCGCAAACAGAAATCGACAAGATCGAAGAGAATGTACAGTTGATGTACGAACTCCCACCCGACTTTATGGTAGGATGATAAATGGCTACAAACAAGTTTTTCAGACATCAAGTTAAATCAGAACAAGTTCTGGTAGAAGACATTACAATCGAAGCAATTCGAATGTATGGTCATGATGTCATTTATATACCAAGAACTTTGGTAAATAAAGATTTCTTGTTTGGTGAAGATACAATATCAAAATTTGAACAGGGTATTAATATCGAAATGTATATTTCGAGCATTGATGGATTTGAGGGTGAAGGAGACTTTGCTTCCAAGTTTGGAATTGAAATCAAAGACACTGTTGAATTCATTGTATCTAAAAAAGTATTTGAAAAAAATCTGTCATATGACGAAACAGTAAACAGACCAAGAGAGGGAGATTTAATTTACCTTCCTCTGTCTAAGGGTTTATTTGAAATTAAATTTGTAGAACATGAAAATCCATTCTACCAATTAGGCAAACTCTACACATATAAACTTTCATGCGAACTCTTTGTTTACAGTCAAGAAGACTTCGATACTGGATTCTCTGATATTGATCGAGTTGAAGGATCCGAAGAAGAAGTTGCGTTTAACTTATATCTTACTGGTGGAGCAACAACCAACTATAGCATTGGTGAAGTTGTTTATCAGGGTTCTCAGGGATTCGGAACTCAGGGTTCAAGTGCAGACTGGTTCGCTACTGTTCTTGAATGGTCAACAGGCGGAACTGCTGGGCCTTCTGGTGCAGGATACAATCTTCTTACCGTTGCTGGACCTTCTGGTGCAAGTGGATTTGTTGTTGGAGTTGGAAATGCAGCAGGAGTCACAGGCTCTACCTCTGATGCATTCTACACAGCAGGAACCACAGGATCTCCCGCAATACGAACAATTACCATTGCACAAGAATTTGATGACACAGACGACTTTGAATTAGAGGGAGACTCGATCTTTGATTTTACGGACAAGGATCCCTTCTCGGAGGGTAACATCTAATGTTTACTACATTCTACCACAACTCCGTAAGAAATCTAGTAGTTTCGTTTGGTTCTCTCTTCAATGATATTCATGTCGAAAGAAAACTTGCGAATGGAACCACCAAGGAAAGAATAAAAGTTCCTATTGCATATGGTCCAAAAGAGAAGTTCATACGAAGAATATCAGACAAGAGTTCTATAAGTGACAATATAAAAACTGAAATATCTTTACCAAGATTAGGTTTTGAGATCACAGGAATGGATTATGATCCTGCTCGTAAACGAAACACCATGAATAAATTTCATGTCACTTCTGGTGTGACTGCTGGACAAAAATTAACATACGATTATTCAGAAGTGCCATATAACTTTACCTTCCAATTATCTGCAATGGTTCGACATATGGATGACGGACTTCAAATTACGGAACAAATTCTTCCGTATTTTACCCCAGAGTTTAATGTTTCTCTTAACATGTCATCTTTGCATACAAAGGTAGATGTTCCTGTCATTCTTCAATCCTCAAATGTAAATGAGGATTACGAAGGAGACTTTGATTCCAGAAGAAACATCTCGTTTGATTTCACATTCGTTGCTAAATCTTATGTTTACGGACCTCTAAAGACATCCAAGATTATCAGAGAAACGGATGTTACATTCTGGAACGCTGCTAGTTTCGATTCTTCTGGCGGTCCTTCTGGTTCTACTGCTGCGATGTCCAGAATACTAACATCAATTACAGGTCCAAGTGGTGCGTCCTCTGGTATAGATAATTATAGCACAGAAGATACAACCTTTGTGCAGGGAGCATCTTTAGGTTATGCTGGTAATACTTATCCGTGAATGGAGTAATATAAAATGGCTAAAAAGAAAAATGTGAATGAAAGAATAAGCGAAGCGTTAAATATAGAACATGAGATAATTGACGCAGAGGTTATAGAAGAACCAAAAACCGAGATCATGCCTGCTCCTCAAAAAAGCATGAAAGACTTTCATCTTGAACGTGACTATGATTATGTCAGAGGAAACCTCAAAGATATCGTAGAAAAAGGCACAGTCGCAATAGATGGTATTCTATCGGTTGCTTCTGAGGGTGATTCTCCGAGAGCATACGAAGTTGTATCTCAACTGATCAAGAGTGTGTCCGAAGCAAATAAAGACTTAATCTCGCTTCACAAGTCCATCAAGGAGATTAAGAAGGAAGATTCTTCTGTTCATGGAAACACAAAGAATGTAACCAACAACTCGATTTTCGTTGGTTCGACAAAAGCACTTCAAGATTTGGTAAAGAACCAGAGAAAACAATTAGAAGATCTAGATAATGCCGAATGAAGACTCATATCTTGGTAATAAAAATCTAAAAGCATCAGATGTTCCTTTAGATTTTACAGAAGAACAGGTCAAAGAGTACTTGAAATGTGCTGCTGAACCTGAATACTTCATCGCAAAGTATGTTCAAATTGTAAATGTCGATGAAGGACTTGTCCCTTTTGAAATGTATGATTTCCAAAAGGATATCATCAACAAAATACACAAGAATAGATTCGTCATTGCGAAACTGCCTAGGCAGAGTGGTAAATCTACAACTGTTATTTCATATCTCTTACATTTTGTATTATTCAACCCAAGCGTAAATGTAGCCATTCTTGCTAACAAACTTGCTACTGCAAGAGAACTGCTTGGTAGACTAAAACTGGCATACGAACATCTACCCAAATGGATACAGCAAGGTATTGTTGAATGGAACAAGGGATCGATTGAACTAGAAAATGGTTCCAAGATTCTCGCATCCGCCACTTCTTCTAGTGCTGTTCGTGGTGGTTCGTTTAACATGATCTTCATGGACGAATTCGCATACGTTCCCCAAGGTGTGGCTGAAGAATTCTTTAGTTCAGTATATCCCACCATCTCGTCTGGTAAAACCACAAAAGTTCTTATTGTTTCAACTCCTAAAGGATTGAACATGTATTATAGAATGTGGATGGATGCAGTTGAGGGAAGAAATACATATGTTCCTATTGAGGTTAACTGGGACGAAGTTCCGGGAAGAGACGCCGCTTGGAAAGCACAGACGATAGCAAACACCAGCGAAGAGCAATTCAGAACAGAATTTGAATGTGATTTCATTGGATCTACCAATACTCTAATTTCGTCAGTTAAGTTAAAATCTCTCGTATATAAAACGCCTATTCATAAAACAGACGAGGGACTTCGAGTATACGAACAACCTAAAAAGGATCACATCTATTTTATGGGTGTTGATGTTGCAAGAGGTCAAGGACAAGATTACCACGCATTGTCTATTATTGATATCACAAACACAGATGATCCGTACAGAATAGTTGCTACATTTAAAAACAATGAAATTTCGCCAATGGTTTATCCTACAATCATACACTCGCTATGTAAGCAATATAATGATGCATACTGTATGGTTGAAATAAATGATATTGGTGGACAAGTGGCTGATATTCTTCATAGTGAGTTCGAATACGAAAATATTTTAATGACATCTGTAAGAGGAAGAAAAGGTCAAACACTCGATGGTGGGTTTGGTAAGGGGGGATCTCAGTTGGGAATACGAACAACTACTGCCACAAAAAGAGTTGGTTGTTCCAACCTAAAAAACCTCATTGAAGAGGACAAACTAATTATTGATGATTTTGACACAATCGACGAACTTATTTCTTTTATATCAAAACGTCAATCTTTTGAAGCAGATGACGGTCATAATGACGACTTGGTAATGTCTCTCGTTTTGTTTGCTTGGTGTACTACCCAGCAATACTTTAAAGATCTCCTAAATATGGACATTAGGAAAGAATTATATAAAGAAAAAATGCAACAATTAGAAGAAGAAATGACACCCTTCGGATTCATTAACGATGGTGGTGGAGATGATTTCCAGATAGATGCAGATGGTACACTGTGGAAAGATGCAGATAGTGATAATCCGGGTGGAATGTTTAGTTGGTAAATGAAATACTAGAATAGTATACATAAATCAGAACAAATAAATAATTCCCAATAGAATTAAAGTTAAGACCCAAGGAGAAATCACATGGCATTTAGAGTAAGTCCTGGCGTATCAGTCACAGAAAAGGATTTCACAAACGTAATCCCAGCCGTATCTACAACCAGAGCGGCCTCTGTAATTAACTCTGATTGGGGTCCAGAAGAACAAAGAGTTCTCGTAGCAAACGAACCAGAACTCGTAAATCTTTATGGTAAACCCAACGTAGACAACTATAGAAACTGGCTAAACACTGCTAACTATCTCGGTTATGGTGGTGCATGTCTCGTCGCAAGAGCAACTACTTCAACCTCAATGAACTCCGGATTCGGTGGTTCTGGCGCACTCATCAAAAACAAAGATGTCTACGATCAAGGATTTAGTGCTTCTGCGGCAGTATACGGAACTGCGGTAGCATCTGGTGCAGGAACAGAATTTTATGCACGATTCCCCGGAGACTTCGGTAACTCACTAAGAACATCAGTCGCATCTGGTGTTGCTGGACTTAGCATGGGTTTTGGAACTCATGCAGATGGTGGAGCAATGAGTCTTTCTGGTTCTGCTGTAGGAACTGAGATCATTGCAAGCACTGGTGGTACTGGTGGACAGACTGCTGCCATTGTTGGAGACACCCTTAAGATTGGTAACCTCACAACAATATTCACAGTAACTGGAGTCACTCACGGTGCTGCTGGTAGTACAATCTCGTTTACTCCTGCACTCGCAAATGCAACAGTCACCCGTGGAACCACTGCTGCATGGGAACATAAGTACAAGAGTTATATAGAACGACCATACACTTCATCAAACCTAGAGTTTGTTGGTGGTACTGGAGATCAATTTACCATCCTTGTAATCGACGAAGATGGTAAGTTCACCGGAACCAAGGGTGAAGTTCTTGAAGTATTCAACGGAGTTTCACTTGCAAACGATGCAAGAGACGGAGACGGTAACTCTAACTTCTATGTTGACGTAATTAACGCCAACTCTAAGTATATTGTTGCTGGTAACTCTCTGCTCGGAATTGCTGCTGGTGGTGGATCTGCTGCAAACTTCAGCATCAACAACGGTGCTGGTGGTGGAACTACCTTTGGTAACGTACTAAGAAGATACGACTCTGGTGTTTCTGGTGCATACAGCAATTCATCATCCGACAGTGAACTTCTTACTGCATACAACTTATACGCGGATTCAGACACAGTTGATGTCTCTCTCATTCTTACTGGTGCTGCATCTGCTGCACTTGCAGGAAACGTGATCGACATTGCAGATGCAAGAAAAGACTGTGTTGCATTCGTTTCTCCAGAAGAAGCCGACTGTGTTGGTGTTACAAACCTAACAACTGGTGTTAGTAATGTCAAGGACTACAGAAACACACAACTCAACAAGTCCAGTTCCTATGCGTTCATGGACAGTGGTTGGAAGTATCAGTACGATAGACACAACGACACCCTCAGATGGGTTCCTCTAAACGGTGATATGGCAGGACTCTGTGCAAGAACAGACAATGTTAATGATCCTTGGTTCTCACCTGCTGGTT